CAATCTGTTATGCTGAAAGCTATTGCTGAACTATTAGCTAACCCTACTTGTAGAGTGTCTTTTACTTCTGTCATTTTTATTTGTTTTTTTATCTAAGTAGGTTTTTAACTTAGTAACATTTTTAAGTTTAGGCTTATAGTATTTCTTCATTATGAGTAATCAGAAGCATTTAAAAAATTTCTTAAAGTAAGCCTAGTTCCTTGTTGCATAGGTCTTTCTAAATTCATGTTATTGTAAAAAGCATTTCTATCAGGACTTATGTCAGCACCGCTGTTTGTGCTGTATTCAGGAAAGTCAGTTAAATTATTAGTGATAAATTTAATCATTCTTTCTGTAAAATATTCAGCATTGTTTCTCACTTCTTCTCTAAGGTGTTGAGCTTCTTCAGTACTTAAAGCTGTTCCTGTTTCTGATGTCTTAGAATAGATATTGCCGTTTTCCGTTTTAAATCTAAGGTAGGGTATGCACATATGAAACGCCCAAGAAGGAAGGCAGTCTCCAATATACTCATCTACTAAAGTCTTGTATGGTTCATTGCCTACATTTCCTATAGTGCCTGCTGTAATTAAACTTTCTAATTTTTCGTAAAGCGTAGTGCCAAGCTTAGGTTCAATATAAATTCGCTGAGCTTGTAACACATAGGGTAACAAGATTTCAGGATCTACATTTAAGTATTGCCTACATTTCCTATAGTGCCTGCTGTAATTAAACTTTCTAATTTTTCGTAAAGCGTAGTGCCAAGCTTAGGTTCAATATAAATTCGCTGAGCTTGTAACACATAGGGTAACAAGATTTCAGGGTCTACATTTAAGTTGATTGCTGTGCTGTCTTTCAGCTTTAATTCTGATATAAATAATACGTATGCCATAGTTAGTTGTAATATCCGTTATTTTTCATTCTCATAGGTGGTATAGCTACTAGCTTGTCGTTCTGTTCAGCCGTAAAACCTTCACTCCTTGCCTTAGTGTAGTTCACTAAAACATCATCATCTAAGTCGTCTTTATAGTAAACACTATCAGCGTCTTTTAAGTCAGTTGAACGATAGATTTGTCTTAACCAATAATGTCTGCAATTAGGTCCTCCTTTGTATAAAAATAAATTATACTTATTTCCGTTATGTCCAAAGCCCGGATTAACTGAATTACTACTAGTTCCTACTATATCTTTCTTTCTATAAATCTTTCCTGACCCTGCCATTTGTCTACAAAAGCTTCTGCTAGTTCCTGTTCTGTTAGGTAAGAAATTATCAGTAGCGTAAATATATCTTACTTTATAAAAAGCGTTTCCATCTCTGTTAAGTCCATCTTGACTATCTCTAGCATTTGGGTTAGCTCTAATTGTTGAAGCAAAATCAAATTTTTCAAAAGCTATGTCGTTTAACTCTTGTTCAAAATCAAAGTTAAGGTGTTCACCATTAACCATTTCTTCATGCACTACTTCATAGCCTTCAGGAATGTCTTCTCCGTACTCAGCAATAAATTTTTCTAGCCCACTCTCGTCCATGTCTAAATTAAAACAAGAACACTTACTAAAGTTTTCTGTAGCTTCATCATGTCCTTCACAAGCCATGTAAACCATCTTACCTTCTAATTCGTGTTCGTGATACCCACTACAACCCATAGTTATTGCATGAGCTTCAGCTTCTTCTATAGTGTCAAATACAGGCTGTCCGTCTATCATTCCTACCTTACTTAAATCTTCTCTTACCTCTACATTAGCAGCAGGCTTTAATCCAAGCTCCTCACGTATTTCATCTTGCGTCATAACTGCTTTTAAATCTTCTGACGTAAACTCTACTGTAATTGGTTTTAACTGAACAAAACTTACAGGTAAGTCCATATTGTTTACTGAGAATATAGTTTGTAAAGTGTTTAAGATATGATGTTGTAGCGGCATAACAACAGTATTAAGATAAAAATTAGCTGCTGCGTTAAGCTCGTCTACATTTGATCCCAATCCGGTATCAGATTTAATGCCCATGAGCATCGGTGACGTGACACGATGTCCTGTGAGTATGTTTTGTACCAATAGCTCTTGTAGTGCTAAGTATTGCTCTGAAGCGTTTGAAACAGCTATAGGAGTTATCTCAGGTGTTCTAGTCTTATCGTCTGAAAAAGTCAGAATAAACTTTCCTGAGTTTCTAGCGCCCGTGAATTTATCAGTAAGACTTTGTTCAATCTGAAATCTCTCCTCTTGTGTCGGTACTCCGTTTGCGAAAGAAATAAAGTAGCTCCCCGAAAATCCGTTCTCTATGTTGTTGAGGTGGAACTCGGCTACTCTTTGGTCTACGAGACACCAATTATTTGCTGCTATGTAATCAGGTGTATGGTAGCAATCCATATTAGGACTATAAGCACCTGTATAAAGTAATTGACTAGTAGCTGTTCTATCGTTAGTATTAAACGCTGCTATCTCTGTTGGTGGGTTTTCTCTTTCGTTAGCCCAATTAGAAGATATATAGTAAGTATCAACTTGTCCTAAGTTGTTTGGTATTCCTGCCCTAACTCTTTCTACAGGAACGTGGTAAATCTCAGCAATTTTAGTTCTTTCAGTATTCCAAATAATGTGTATTGCGTAAGCTCCTTGAAGCTTAAAATCAAAAGCTAATTTCTTAACTACTTGGTGCAAAGTTTCTTTTCCGTTAGCGTGCCTAAAAAACTTCTTTAATTCTACATAAGCATCTAAGTCTGTATCTTCATCTTCAACAACCAAGTCCTCACCTGCAATCATCTCAGCTGTTGCGTTTATAATTGCCGCATGGGTAGATGAGTTATAGTAAAGGTCAATTAAGAACTGAGGGTACAGATTTCTCCATTCTTCTGTTCCGTACTCTATATACTCTTTACCTTGTACTTCCTGTATTATAGGAGCAGTTTGTGTTTCTAAGTTTATACTAAGTATGTTTTCCATTTTATAAGTTTGATAAATAAGTATTTACATTAGCTGTAAGTGCTGTGCTTTCTTTGGCAAATATTTGTATTTCGCTAATTGTTCCGTCATAAGGATTATTATTAGGGTTTCTTACTCCTATTGCATCAATATTTGCTGTTCCTGCTAAAGTTTCTGTATCAGTTTGTTCTACTCCATTAACAAAAAGTGTAACCAAGTTAGAAGCGTTCCTTGTAATAACTAAATAGTTATCTGCTTTCAAATCTCCATCATTAACAGTAATATCAATTTGTGACCCGTCTGTTTTAAACCTTAATTGAGTGCTACTAGTTATTTTAAAAAACTCATGGTTTATTGTGTTATCTCCTAAAACAATAACATTATTTAATTTAGCAAATAGTCTTACCCCTATAGTAAACGTATTTGCTAAAAGTATGTCATCAGAAGCAGTTTGTAAATTTTGAGAAGCTGAAGCGTCAAAGTCTATAGCTCCTGAGTTATAAGCAGGTTGCTCGCTTGCAGTATTCTGTAACATATCATTACTATTTTCAGAACTATCAGCCCACTTAGCAACATCAGAACCATTTAATGATATTCCTGTTTGGAATTTATACCACGCTGAAAGATTTGTTTCATCAGAAGGCTGCCAACCCCCTAACGTATTAGTGCTTACTAAACTTAATGCTTGTTTAAGTGCTAACATTATATAACTTGGTCGTAATAACAAATAGCTAATCCACTTGTTAAAGTGATAGCTGTACATTGAAGAAATAAAGTCGTTCCTGCACTTATAGTCGTGTGAAGACTTGCTGCTGCTGATCCTGTGCCTGTTTGTATATTAGTAGCTGCTATTGAAGCTATTTCACTATCAGTAACAAAGTGAATTGCATAATAGTCTTTCCCTGTCATTGCTGTTGTAGTAATAACATCACATCTATTTTTACCTAGTTGCTCAGTTAATAATTGTTGTACATTTTCTATTGCCATTTTTTTTTATTTTATTGTCCGTAATATATATAATTTGTTTCTGTCGGTGCTTCTCTTTGTGTGTATTGAACTTGCTGAGTTCCGTCTTTTTCAGATAGGTTCATTTTGCCTTTTGTAACTAATCCCTGTACTACTCCTTTATCGTTAGCAGCAGGACTTAAAACATCATCTTCAGTTGCAGGAGCGTTACCGCTACTAATTGTTACAGTTCCTATCCAACTAACTTCGTAAAGCTCATACTTATAATATCCGGCAGGAAATAGCTTTAAAGTACCTGCATAAATACTAGGGTTAACAGCATCATAACCAATAATTATTCTCGTAAACCTATCTTTAATTATTTCAGCAGCGCCATAAGCATAATATACAGACTTATCCAAGTCGTTTGTAAATTTAACTAAGTGTCTTATTTGAGTAGAAGCAACAGCAGTATTAATACGATTGTCCTCAGTTTGCACAAATATTGTAATTCCTGTTTCTGTTATTGCTTGTATCATAATTAGTTTGCCTAGTATATAATAGAAATACTTTGAATTTATTTGTATTGAGTTAATAATAAAAAGAAAAAGG